AATCCTTCAGGGAGCAATAACATGGCTGCACCAACTAATACCGTCCTGACCACTGGCGTGGTCGGCAATCGCGAGGACCTGTCCGACATCATCGGCATGATCGCTCCGACCGCTACCCCGTTCATGTCCATGATGGGCAAGACGAAAGCGACGAACACGCTGCACGAGTGGCAGACCCAGGATCTGGCCGCCGCCGCATCGAACGCCGCAGCTGAGGGCGACGACGCAACGGCAGCGGCAATCACGCCGACCGTCCGCCTGAACAACAACACGCAGATCTCGACCAAGACCGTGATCGTGTCTGGCTCGCAGCAGGCGATGAACCCTGCAGGCCGTGGCAATGAGCTGGCCTACCAGATGACGCTGAAGTCGAAAGAGCTGAAGCGCGACATGGAATATGGCTTGCTGCAAAACGCGGTCAAGGCCTCGTCGCCGCGTCAGACCCGTGGCGCAATCGGCTGGATCGTCGACAACGTGGATACCGGTGCCGGCTACGTCGCTGCAAGCTACGCCAACAACACCGCGCAGACCGACGGCACCCAGGCTGCTTTCACCGAAGCCCGTCTGAAGAACGTTCTTCAGAAGATCTTCACTGCTGGCGGCGACCCGGACATGATCTTCATGGGCCCGGCTGCCAAGCAGACGTTTTCGACCTTCACCGGCAACTCGACCCGTTTTGACAAGGGCGAGGACAAGACCGTTACCGCCTCGGTGGACGTCTACATCTCGGACTTCGGCGAACTGAAGGCTGTCCCGTCGCGCTTCCAGCGTGCCCGCGACGTGTTCGTCGTTCAGTCGGACAAGTGGGCACTCGCGATGCTGCGTCCGTTCCAGACCGTGGAACTGGCAAAGACCGGCGACGCCGACAAGCGCGAAATCATCGTCGAGTACGCACTGGAATGCCGCACGCCGAAGGCAAACGGCGCCGTGTACGACGTGCTGTAACCCCTGTGATGTGACACCGGCCCCGCTTCGGCGGGGTCTCTTCCAAGGAGCATCATGGACTTCTACACCCTCATTGCGCCTGCCGCAGACATTGCCACGTCTGGCACGTCCGCGCGCATTGCTATTCCGACCGCTTCCAGTGGCGAGATTCCGCGCTATATCCGCGTATCGAGCACGAATGCTGCTCGTATCCGCCTCGGCACTTCTACTGTTGCAGCGCTCGCTACTGACACGCTCGTGCAGCCTGCCGATGCAATGATTCTGCAAGTCCCGCAGGGCGTTACGCACATCGCTGCTATCCAGGACTCCGCTGCCGGCAAGGTCAACGTAGCCCCGCTGGAGAACATGTGATCGACCAATACGACGACCTGCAGACAAATGTCGTCGAGGCCGACGGCAAGACACACATCGAGCGGGTGCAGGATTGCACTCCGATTGCCGAGCTGTGCAAGCGCGATCACATCGAGGGCAACCACGGCTCCAGCGACATGAAGCTGGCTGCTCGCATTCCCAACGTGATCGTCGAGAAGTACTGCAACGACCACAACATCAGCTTCCGCGAATTCATGGGCAACCGTGAGCACATGCGCCGAATGCTGAACGATCCGAGCCTGTCGCACTTCCGCGTGTGGCCTGGCCGCGTCTGAAAGGTGACGCATGCAAAAATACATCAATTCCGCCTTCTCGTCACGGCCGGTAATGCCGCTTAAGGGCGCAGAGGTCAAGGTTACGACCGCGAACGGTGATCTTGCTGCGCTGTACTCCGATAACGCCGGCACACTGATGGGCAACCCCATCTACACCGACGGCGCTGGCAACTACTCGTTTTACGCAGCCGATGGCCGCTACACCATCACGATTTCCAAGACTGGTTTTCAGCGTCAGGTACTTTCGGACATCCTGCTTGAGGACCCATCCGATCAAGTAGCGGATCTGTCTGCGCTTCAGTTGGCTGACTATGCAGCGATGCGCCAATACACTGGCCCGCGCAAGTCCATCTACGTGACCGGCTACCTCGGTACCGCTGCTCCATCCGGGATTGCCGGCATGTTTGTTCGTGACGACCATGACGCCACGAGCTCTGATGATGGTGGCATGGTGATCGTCACGGCTGGAGGCACCCGATACAAGCGGCAGTCCGACTACGTTACCCCGGAATACTATGGCGCAGTTGGAGACAACACGACTGACGACACTGCTGCACTGAATGCCGTCGCTGCCTACATCAATGCGAAGGGCAGTGGGCGCGTAGAGTTCCGTTCAGGCGCTGCTTACCGTGCGCTGCCTACTGGCGGAACGTCGCGCGGCTATCTGATGGGCTTCCAGAACGTCAATGGCCTGACGCTGAACTTCAACGGGGCGCTAATCCACGTCGGCAACTGCCTGTTGTCTCAATCCTGCATCGGACTTAACGCTTGCTCGCTCGTGCGCATCACGAACGCGCGTTTCGAATCGGACTACAAAGTTCTGATTCACACAGCCGGCATCGACTGGATTGAGGCGACCTGGGGCTCTCACGACATCGTTATCGACAACATCGACTTCCAGTATGGCGTGTCTGGCTTCACGGCGCGCGGCATCAACCAGAGTGCAGGCGTTGACACGGACCGCGTGCGCAACATCCGCATCAGCAATTTCAACACGTTTGGCACGTATTATCCGCTGCATTGCCAAACGGCTGGCGATAACCTCGTCGCGAATATTCGTACGCGTAACAGTGGCCGCGCGTTCTTCGGCTACAACATCCGCAATTTCGACGTCTCCATCGACGACGAACACGGCGGCCCGTTTTCGCCAGTCTTGCTGAAGGTGTACGGATCGACCGATTGGGATTCGCGCCTTGAGAATGGGCGCGTGCGCTACAGCTCGCGCGGGCGCTATGCTGGATCTGGCAACCAAGGCACTGACGAGGCTCTTGTTTCACTGGATTTTCAGCTTAATACAACGAATCCGGCCGCTTGCAAGATGCAGGATCTGGACATCACTTTCGATGTCGACGCGTCTGTTAGCGACAAGATACAAAGCTTGTTCATCGCGCGCAAGTACGACACGGCCGGCGCTGCGGACACGACTGGTTCGCGCGGTCATGAGCTCATCAATTTAACCTTGCGCGGCACTGGCCGGTCCCTGCAAAACCTGCAAGGCGACGCAATCCGACTGTTCACCCGCACGCCGGATAACTGGACTGGCGAGTCCATCTACAACGTTCGCGTTGACGGCATGACGCTCGGTATGTCGTCGGGCCAGAACGCTATCACGTTGGATGGTATCGGTCTTCAGGGTAGCTGCACTATCCGCGATGTGGTCACGGCGGGCAATCTCGTCCACACAAACACCGGTACGAAGCAATTTGTGCGGGATAACTGCACGTTCGGGAATTACAGCGCCTTCACATCAGCTACGAAGACATATACGCCAACGTGGACGACCAGCGGCACAGCGCCGTCCCTGGGCAATGGGACGTTGACTGGCGAGTACTACTTCCGCAATGGTGAGTGCATCGCCAAGATCAAGCTCACGATTGGGTCGACTACGAGCCTCGGTACAGGGCAGTGGTCCTTCTCGCTGCCATTTACAAGTCGCGCAGACGCTGTAAATAACCAAGGCGAGGCGTACGCGAAGCTCGGTACTGTATTCCGTGGTGGTGAGAGCGTCAATGTGCCAAATACGAATACGGTTATCGCCCTGGTTGGCGACAGTCAGAGCAATTTCGTCACGAACGCAGTCCCGGGCGCTTGGGCGAACACGGACTACTTGAACATCAAGATTCCTTTCCCGATTGCCTAAGCCATGACAACCGCACTCTCTCCACTCGTCGAGCCAGTTGATTATCAATGGCTCATTACGCGTGTCGGTCGCTGGCTGCATCGCACTGACCTCGATGACACCATCGCTGACTTTATCACGCTCGCAGAAATGCGCCTGAATGGCGACCTCGATGCGCGCTTGATGGACATGACCGCTGCTTTGTTGGCGACGCAAGATCAGAACTACGTCGATGCACCTACGGACATCATCAACATTCGCACGCTGACGATTACGGACGTTCCAGGCTACACGCTGGAGTATCTGTCGCCGGAGCAGTTCTCGCACCTGTACTCGGACGTACCAAGCGCTCGCCCACAGGCATACACGATTGTCGGCTCGCAGATCCTGCTAGGCCCGACGCCGGATAGCGCATACACGCTGTCGCTGATGTACAAGGCTCGCCTTCCGGCCCTTCAGGTGGCTGGCACTAACTGGCTGCTGACTGGCTACCCGAACGCATACCTGTTCGCATGCCTGTGCGAGTCCGCAAAGTTCATTGCGGACGATGGGCGCTTGCCAGTTTGGGAGCAATCGTATCAGCAAGCGGTAAATGCAATCAATTCCACCGACTGGGCATCGGGCGGCACCATGCGTGTGCGCTCTGATGTGGCACTTCGATAGGAGGGCCAATGGGCCTCGAAACCGCAACCTATATCAATGGCCTCGTCGCCACGAACCCGACTGCAAGCGATCCCAAGAGTCAGGGCGATGACCATATCCGCCTGCTGAAGTCGACGATTCAGGCGAGCTTCCCGGCCGTAACAGGTGCTGTGACTGCATCGCATACCGAACTTAACCTGCTGGACGGCATGACCATTCAGCCGGCCGCAAAGGATGGTTCCAACCTGACCACGCCAGCACTTGGCGACAACTCGACCAAGATCGCAACAACGGCATTTGTGGCCGCTGCTGCGTTCTCTGCGTCTCTTCCGGGCCAAACTGGCCAGTCGGGGAACTTCCTTACTACTGACGGCACGACCGCAAGCTGGAAGCAGGTCTACCCGAGCGTCGCAGGGAATAATGGCAAGTTCTTGACCACTGACGGGGTTTCCACGAGTTGGGCTAGCCCGTTGCCGTCGCAAACTGGTAACTCCAACAAAGCCCTGCTGACGGATGGCAGCAATGCATTTTGGGGGCAGGCTGGCTTTACCAATCTCATCGTCATCACGAGCACTCAAACGGTGACCCTGCCGGCATGGGTGACGAAGATGGAGCTAACGCTAGTCAATGGTGGCGACGGCGGTAATAACGGAGCTGGGACAGCTGGTAATGGTGGCGCTGGTGGCGTGTCTATTGTTAGCGTAACACCGGGAACGGCATACACGGCAACAGTTGGGGCTGGCGGACTACCGCCAGCTGGTAGCGGTGGAACGAGCTCCTTTGCGGGAAGTGGTCTGACGACGATTACGCCAGCAAACAGCACATTGAAAGTGCCCGGTGGCTCGTATACAAGCAGCGGAGGCGGTGGCTCGCTCATGGCGCCGACTGGCTCGACTGGCTATGGTGCGGGCGGTGCATATAACCAGGGTGGTCAATCCGGCGTGATTATCATCAGGTATTAAGCATGGCGACCATTAGCGTAAAAACCTGCGGCATGGCTGGCGTCATCAAGGATCTAAGCGCGCATGAACTGCCGATTCAGGCATGGACCGATGCCAGCAACATGCGATTTCTCGATGGCTCGTGCACACAGTTCCTCGGCCATGGCGAAGTGTACGGTACGCCGGCTGTGACGCCGTATCACGTCGTCCCGGTGACGGTGAATTCTGCCCGCTATTGGCTGTACGCCGGGGCGAACAAGATCTACGCCGTGACGTCTGCCACTGGGACTGCCGTGCATACGAATTTGACACGGCAAACGAGCGGTTCCGATGTCAATTATTCGGCGCAGCCCAATCAATGGACTTCGACTGTTCTGTCTGGCATTCCTATACTTAATCCAGGCAATACCGTAGACCCGCCGCAACGCTGGAATCTTGACGTTGCGCAACGATGTGTCGCGCTCGATAACTGGCCGGCGAACACGTATTGCAAGGCACTACGGGCCTATAAGAACTTCCTCATTGCGCTGAACGTCACCAAGAGCGGGACGAATTACCGCTACATGGTGAAGTGGTCGAGCGCGGCAGACCCGGGCGGCGTTCCCTCGACGTGGGACCCAGCAGACGCCACGCAAGACGCTGGCGAATACGACCTAGCGGAAGGCAGCGATGAGATTATCGACGGCCTGCAATTGCGCGATTCATTTATGGTCTACAAGGAGCAAAGTGTATGGCGCATGGATTTCATCGGCACGCCGTATATCTTTTCGTTC